ATTTTTTGAACGAGCAACTTTTTTGTTTCCAAAAAAAGCAACTTTGGAAACAAATGTTTCCAAATGTTTCCAAATAGCCCGTAAAAATAAATAAAAAGTTGCTCAATGAAAAATCGCACCATAATAGGTATAATAAAAATAATAAAAATACGATTTTTGATACAAAAAGTTGCTCTGCGTTTTCTTATGAAAAAAAACACTTTTCCTGTTGATAACAACAAAAACAATAAAAAACACAAATTGCTGCATTATGCTCAGACCTCGTTTTTTCACTTTTTCTGCAAAATTTCCCATCGCTATTTCTCATTTTGGACATTTTATTTTTTGTCCAAATCGGAAAAGTTGGGGGGTTTCTCAAACGTGTTTTTTTGTAAAATAGCAGTTGTTGAAAAATGGGAACCTGGATCCATACATTTGCATTTTTGTTGATGACGCCATAATCCCGATTGATAAATATACTTTTTCCCACATAAACAATCAAAGCATACTGGAGTGGGGTTTTTTTCATTTGAAAAATATCCTTTTTGCTGTTTTTGGTGTTTTGGTGTCAAAATATGTCGCATATAATCTTTTTTGTTTCGAGAAATGAAGTTGCATTTTTCACAATTAAATTTGGGGTTTTTTGGGGTAAAATTTATATCCTCCATATATCCTAAAAGGATATTAAAAAAAACCCCTAAGTCCTTTTTTGAAAAATATATTTTTTCTTGTTGATAACAACACAAAATGTCTAAAAATGCGAATTGCTGCATTATGCTCAGACCTCGATTTTTCACTTTTTTCTGCAAAATTTCCCATCGCTATTTCTCATTTTGGACATTTTATTTTTTGTCCAAGTTAGAAAAGTTGGGGGGTTTCCCAAACGTGTTTTTTGATGAAAAGTCGGACCTTCGATTTATGCAGTCGATTTTAGCAAATATAGAAATAAGTATGAATGCATTTATGGTGTTAAAATTAATAGATTGAAATACTATTTTATGACGGAGGATTTTTATATCTTCTGCCAATTTATTGTTTTGCCAGTGAATAGTTGGAATATATCAGCTTTCCATTGAGTATCAATCGTTTTAATATTTGATACAGCAATTTGTTGCAGAGGGATCCAATGATGTTCCGAACTCGTTAGTTCATAGGGGGAATATAATCCATTGTTTACAAATCGATTAAGTTCATTTTTCAAATCATATTCATTATCGGGGACATATTTTAACATTTGCACTGCGATTTGTACAGCGCATCTTGGTGGTGGTTTATTCGATGTTTTGTCGTTTTTGGTTTCCATTTTATGTATGTTTTATGTATGTTTTATGTAAAATACATACTTAAAAATAGTATCAATTTTATGTAGGAATAAATTAGGAAGCCAATGGGTCCTCCTGATTTATTTTGAGCGGCTTCGGCTCGCCCAGAGTTTATAATTTATAGACTACATGATTTCTGTTTTTCCATACATTTCTATATTTATTTAATCCTGGTTTATTATTATATAATTGAGTTAACCGTTTCTTTTCTTCTTCATTAATTAAATATTCATTACAATTTATATAATTATTTTTTCTTGTAGAACCATCACATAAAGGTGCGTTAAAATCGATTGGCATATAACCACAAATATAGTTTTTTTCTAAAAACGCCCTAGCCATTAAATCATGGTCCGAATTATCTAAAAAATAATCTTCTTCGTTCAAAAAATTTAACTCTTTTAATTTGGTTAGGTCTATTAATAATGGACCTCGATTACACGTGTCATATACATAAAAACTATTTTTATCAATATTTAATGTATTAATTGGGGTTTCTATATCATATCCTAATTTACCAACTCCATTACCGTCGAACAAATTATGAGCACATCTCCCAGATACAGCAATTATATTATCAAATAAATTAAATGGTTTTGTTAAGTGAATATTATAGCCCAATTCTGTCATTTCCATATCAGCCTGAATTTCTAAACAATATTTTCCATTTGAATTCTTAAAACCAATATTATCGCATTTTGTTTCAAATAATGGCTTATCTATATTCTTAAATATAATTATCTGAATAAAATTAGTTTTTGTATTAACATAGTTATCTAAAAAATCTATTATATTTTTTTCAGTATTATCAAAACAAAAATCTAATATTATAATAATTTCAAAATTTTCTAGAGTATGATTAATAATACTTTGTAAATTTTTTACAATTATTGCTTCTTGATTGTAAACTGGAATAACAATCGAATAAATAATGGGATTAAACTCCTTCACAAAAGTTCCGGAGTTGGGTCGCTCACCTACACTACATTCGGTAATCCGGCTCTCTCCAACATTATAAGTATATTTTTTTAACATTATACTTAACATTATACTATTATATAAATATTGTTAAAATAAATTTAAATTGTTTTTTAACATTATAATTATAATATTGTGTTTTATTTGAAACTCCTTCGACTACGTATATGGAGTTCATCACTGCAAGAAGCTGACCTACTCCGGATCGTTCCAAACTTATAAATATGCTGGATTTATGGTATCTAAATCAAAATCATAATCATCTAGATTATTTATAGAATATACTTTACAATCAAAATGTATTTTCATAAATCTTGAAACATTACTATCATAACTTAATATTACATTTATAGATTTACGCATAATTTCAATTGCGTTCAACATTGTAAACACATGTTCTTTTTTTTCTTCGCTGTTCATATCATCCACTGATTTAATATTTGCACAATTCCCATAATTAAGTCTTTTCATAACTACTGCTCCACCATTACAATTATTTTTTGTAATTTTATGTATTTTCAATGGTATTTTATTATCTATAATATATTTTTCAACATCATTCACTATTAAATTGTCATCCGAATGAACAAAAACATCATTAATATTTGTATTTAAATTCAATAAAAAAGAGACGTATTGTGCAATTGGATGTTGTTTTGCTTCATATAATAACTTATCCCCGCCCCTTATAAATATGGAATTATATACAAGAGGTAATTCATAATTATTTATTATATCTGGTCTGATATTATATAACTCTTTAGAATATAATTTATAATCATTTAAAGTATGTACAATTAAAGGTTCTTTCATATGAGAATAAATATGTTTTTCACTATTTTTATTTAAATTTTCATCATACTGTTGGATATACTCATTTAATATAAAATAATCTTCTAGTCCTTTATTGTATAAAAATTTCCATTTACTATCTTTAAAATATAATAATATATGTTTTTTACGGCAATAAATATATGTAGATAAAAAGAAAAAAAATATACAAAAAAACCCGTTTTCATTTTCAAAATCAAATATTATTTCAGTATTCATTTTTATGTAATTATAATAATATTTTTTTTATATAATTATAATTATATATTTGTAATAAATTGCGCATTGCTGTAAATATATACGATTTACACAATTGATGATTTAAAGAACGGGATAACTCGCCTGCAATAACATACCGCACTGCCCGTCGCCCTTATTGTATGTTTCGCCGGTCTCAGGGTTTCTTCCGCGGCCAAGTCTAATATAGCCGCCGTCGCCCCATGATGTTCCCCATGAATTTTTAACCAAATAGTAGTCATTTCCGGACAAAGTGCCATAGCCGACCGCCAACACACCGTGATCCAGATTTGTTCCACAAGAACCGGAAAAAACGCCGGATTTGTAAAGTTGGAATTCCTTCTGGTCGGCTTCAATCGCAATGGAGACAGTCTGTTTTACCAAAGCGGACATCATCGCATTATCTTCACTTGGAGAAACATCCACAAATTTGGATACCTTGCTGCCAGAAATGTTTTCACACGTCTTTTGACAAGTGCCTGCGGTTTTGGAGACTCCGGAAACATACGGATATTCGGTTTCGGCGCACAATCCGTTGTTTTTGCCGATCCATGTAAACGCATTGTCCATCAAACCGCCATTGCAGCCCTTGTCTTTGCCACCATTCGAACGGTTATCGCAGTCCACCAATTGTTGCTCGGAAAAGCTCTTCAAAGTACCGACCTTGTTGAAAAAAGCGGACTCGAGAGCACCGGTGGTGGAAAAAGACCAACAAGAGCCGCATTGTCCCTGGTCCTTGACAGGAGTAACCCCTCCGGCAGAAACCCAGTTAACGGATTCGGGAATCGTGGTTTCAAGGGGGCGTTCAGAGAAAAAGGTAGGTTTCTCCAAAAGTTCGAGGCGACCTCGCCACAAAAATTCGCGGAATTCAATGGAATTCATTCCGGACATATGATTATGCCCCAACGTGTACGACTTGTTTTGGCCGTTGACTCGCTCGATAAAATCGTCATTTTCAACCCACGTCTCATAAACGTGATCGTAATGGGTACCATCACGGAACGCGATGCGGAATTGGCTCGCCCATTTTCCGAAACGATCCAATCGTTTATTTGACTCGAGATTCACACTTGTAGCAACACCGGCAAACGCAAGCAACAAAAAAGCATATATTTGTCTCATTTTAAAACAATTATATATATTTATATGATACTATATTTTTTTAGGTTTATATTGGTTTGCAGATATTATTATATTATTTTTATTATTACGCGACATTATTGCTAAATATAATATTTTGTACATTTTGCTTTTTTTACAAATCTTGACCAATTTCATTATTTTCATCATTATTTTCATTTTGACTTACTGAATTCATTACATCGATAATGTCGTCGTTTCCGTATGTAGTATCGGTACTAGGGGATAAAATATGGTTTGATATCAAATTATAAACATCATCTGCATGAACGTAATCTTCGTCCGAATTGTCATCCTCTTCTTCATCATCGCCAATATTACCACTTTCATCAGTTGCTAGTAAACTTATATTATTATTAGAATGACGGATGGTGGGGGTTCGCATTAGCTTAGGTGGCTGCATAGGCGGCATATTCGAACCCGTAAATATAGTGTTTATGTATTCAGATGAATTGACAATGCAGTCGTTGGGATTCTCTAAATGTAATTTGGGAAACGGAGATGGGCGACTTGATTTTGCAATGGTGCGAGGTTGAGATATGATGGATGGACTTCGAGTCATTATGGGCGTTTGAGGCGTCGCATTAAACGCAGGGGATGATGATATGGATTGTGTCAAAACATCATCTACATTTGTCGCAGTATATGTTTGCTGCCGTCCCTGCGACGTTTGACGCGCACCCGTGTACATTTGCGCGAATGGAGTATCCATAACCTTGTATATTATATAAACATCATCCAACAACAATTTCATAAATTTTTTGAAGTTATTTTTTGCATCTTTATTAGATACGTTCGTAATTACCCAGTTATTAAGCGTATCGTTGGTGTATAAAGTCATCGCGTCAAACAGCATACGAACTTTTATTTTCATTCGGTTCGATCGTTTTTTCGCTTGCATATTTGAATCATTGTTGTTGTTGTTGTTGTTGTAGTTGTTGTGGTTATCAGCGAGCATTTTTGCCTCATACAAAACTTCTTGCGTTTTTTGACGAAACATATATTTTGTCAAGTCGTTCGGTAAGATGGAACCATCGGGTGATTTTAAATCGGGCAATGTGGTAATATCATCTAAAAGATGAATATCTTCAGTTTCGGTCGTTTTCCCAAACAAACTGCCACAAATAATACTGGGTGTTCTGGTTCGTACGTTATATACTTTTTCCAAACCACTTGTAATTGCGGGAATATGTAAACAATTATTCCATTTATTATTTCGCCAGTCGTATATTTCGCCATTTTCGATGAAAATAGTAGCCGTTTCGATAACGGTATAAAGGATTTGATGGACGATTTCGCCACAAACGTATCCAGCATTTTCGATTTTATCTACGAAACGATAGTCGCCGCGAGTAGTATTGCTTAATTGTTGTAATGTCGCTGCGTGATGATTTTTGCCAAATCCGATGAATATATTTGAATATTTTTCTGAAACGAGTTCCGCCAAATTAAATTTATTTGTTTCGCCCTCCGTCGCTTCACCATCTGTTAATTGGATATGAATAATATTATGGTCAGGATGATATAAGGTATATTCGTCGATACGCGACCGAGCAGTAGTCAATGCCAATTCAATATTGGTAGAACCATCGGGATGAATATTATGTAGCTTCAATATCAATTCCTCTACATTTTCAGGAGTAATTTGAGTGAAATGTTCGATGATTTGTTCAATTCGAGCATCAAACGAATCGACGCATATCAATATTTTTACTTCGACTGTTTTCGAAAATACTCGAAACATATTAGATAAAGTATGAATGGCGTGCTGCATTTTTGTTCGATTATCAGAACAAATGTCGATCATAGACCCAGAATGATCAAGGCCGATGTATATAGCATATGTTTTTTGTATAATATCCATTTTTTCGACATCAATGTGGAGAATCCCGAAATGAAACGGATCAGACTCGTTGTTATTTGACTCGTTTAATGTATTAGTATTTGTATTGGTATTCGTGTTAGTTGTTTTGCCCGAATTTGCAGGTATCGCCATATTTTGCATATATTGATCCATAATGTTTTTACCAGTATGGATTTCGATCATTGTATTTAGATTACCAAGAATAGATGCCATTTTGTTATTGTTATTATTATTGTTATTTTTATAATGATTTGTGTATGTGTATGTATATTTTTATATTTATATTTGGGAATCAATTTTATGCCTTTACATAAAATTGAAATGCTTTTTTAAAATGAACGAAATATCATCAATCCCCCATCCAAAAGATAAAGAAAAGAAAGGTAAAGAAAAGAAAAGAAAAGAAAAGAAAAGAAAAGAAAAGAAAAGAAAAGAAAAGAAAAGAATGGCATTCCTAACAACCAGTATTGAAACAATGACAAACAGTATGTTCTCAAGTACATCAAATCCCTTTGAGTATGGAATGGTGAATTTGATTTCATCTGAAATTGTTGAGAAAAAAACGCTGAGACAAGTTGATATTTTCGTTCCCTGCATAAAACCCACCATTTTGAGCGAAGATATGAAGAAAATGTTTCATACGATGAATATCGGAAAAATTACAAGTATCGATATGCATTGCAAAGTAAATGCAAATCGACGCAAATATGCGTTTGCTTTTATAACTGTCGAATTATACGATACTGAGGCAGGAACCCAATTGTACGAGAATACGTTGGATCAAAAATGTTATCGATTGATGTACGATTCGCCGTTGTATTGGGAAGTGAAATCATACATCCCATATGAATCCAGATGTTCGTCGAATATAACTGCCGAATTTGAGTCGATATATAGATTGTGCAAGACATTGATGAGAAATAAACCACACGAATAAATAAAGGTAGAAAAAAGAGAAAAAAGAGAAAAAAGAGTAAAAAGAGAAAAAGAGAAAAAAAGAGAAAAAGAGAAAAGAGTATTTTATATTTTATATTTTAGTGAATTGTTCTATATTTTGTTCTATATTTTGTGTTATATATTCTGTTATGTCTTTGCTGTTATATATTTTGTGAATTGTTTTGATTTGTTATGTAAAATATAAATAAAATAAAATGGTTAAATCCATTTTTATTGGTAATCCTATCGCCCAATCAATGATGATAATGACGATAATGATGAAGATATAGAGGTTGATAATGATGATGATATTGTTGATAATGAGAATGACGATGATAATGAATCTAATGTTATCTTAGTTGTTTTTTTTGGACCTAAAAAAATAGTATCAATAAACATCAAAATAATAAACATTATTATCCACGACTACATACAATACCCTATAAAAACGCAACTTTTTGAAGAATTATTTATTGCAGTATTTGAGTAAAAAAATATAAGACCAAATATAATTAAAAAAAATGTAAATAAAGAGAATTGAAAAAAAACATTATTTATCATATTTGATAAATTCATTCTTGAAAATATGTATCAAAGTTTTATTCTATTATAACAAGATAAAATTATTGGATGATTTTATACACCAAAATGGAATTCGATTTTCGTTTATGTTATCTTGGAAATAGATGGACGATGGATTTGCATCGTTTATTTCACGCTTAATATCATTTGGATTAAGTTTTGCAACTTTTTCTTCTTCGACCTTTTCTTCTTGGTTAACAACGGATTCAACTCCTTCAAGACCTTCATCTCTTGAGTTTATTACTACAGGAAGTTCGCCACCATTAAACCCTAACCTACTCATAATTGTGCTAGGAATAGATGCAATTGTATCGGTTATTGTATTTGTATTTGTATTTGTATTCGTAGTCGCACCAACAATTTCTTTAAAAAAAGGAGAAATATCTTTTAAAATATACATGGGATTTGGGACAAATCCGGCAAATCGTTTTATTTCAAATATTTCATCATTTTTTGGTATAAAAGGAAGCATTGAAAATACAAAAAAATTCCCAAAAAATGAGTTATGAATTCGTTCGTGAAGAAGTGAAACAAAATCTTGGTCTTTCAGATGATAAACATTTTTATATATATTATTATCTTGCACACAAGAATATAATAGATACGGATTTTCAATGTGTAAATGTTGCAAATCTTTCAAGTATAAAAGATCGGGATTATTATAAAACATTCTAAATATCTTTTCTTCGACTGGTAATTCAAAAACGGTATGTCTGTTTACAATTTCATCCATTATTGCCCACGTACGTATCGGTTCCTTGCTTGGTTTCAAGGTTAAACCGGTAAAATCAAATATAGCAAAAATGAAGGTTTCGTCCTCATATTCTTCTTTTGTGAACCCTTTGTAAATATCATTTAATGCATTTTCATCGGAATGTCCATCTAAATCCATCAGTTCCATTATTTGGTCTATGCATTTATTTTGAAAATATACATGTTCTGGTGTATTTTCACTTTCTGAATCGATATTTTCAGGACAAGTGAAATCAAAGTGCGGAAATGTGAAATACCCCGTCTCTTTTTCCATCAAAAACTGTAAAAAAGGTTTGATACTGTTTTCGTTAATGGTATATCCGCAAATATATACTGAAAAAGAAGAACCCTTTACGTTTTGACATAACCCAAAATCGTGATCCAAATCTCCATCCTCTAAATAATAAAAATTCCGGTTGGAAACGGGTTCTAATATTTCTTCTAGTTTTTGTTCTTCTTCTGGTTTTTGTTCTTCTTCTGGTTTTTGTTCTTCTTCTGGTTTTTGTTCTTCTTCTGGTTTTTGTTCTTCTTCTGGTTTTTGTTCTTCTTCTGGTTTTTGTTCTTCTTCTGGT